GTGCGAACTATATCGAGAATATGCCAGTTCTGCATAAAGTTGGCTCGTTGGGTGGGCCGGGTTTGCTTCTCCATAATTTGTGCCACTGAGTAGGGCATCAGTGTACCTCTTTGATGTTCGGGAACGACAAGTTCCGCGAACTCTTGGAGGCAGGTCCACACAAATTTGCTGTAGGTGGTGATGGGTGAGACCCGGTTAGTGATACGTGCTTTTATGCACTCCACGGTATTCGCATGGGAACGAGTGGGGGCATAGGCACGGTCAATAAGCGGATCGCACACCGTGTAAATGGTTGGGGTAGGGTCTTCCAAATTCCTGGGCACGAAGGCGGTATAGTTACCGTCTGGGAGCACAGGCTTCGAATACCCAATGATTTGGTCCCGTGTCTTCTCGAACCCCAGTAGTCCGAGGAGACCCATGGGCGGATTTGCCACTCGCAATAGCAAAGTCGCCGCATACGGTGCCAAAGCATCGGGGACGATCCCCGAGAGCAACGATCCCATATCTGAGAGGGCGGGCTCCTTCTTCGCCAACCTGCACCGCTCACGCGCAGAAAACAACACGTGGGATGGGATGCAGATAACGTCGGAGGAGTCGACTGGACTCAGATACGCCACAGTCTGGCCATCCTTGGCTCTCTGGTGCATGACAACCCCATTGAAAACAGGGTTGTAGTGCTCACAGAGTGTCTGTGCAAAGAACAGACGAGCCAGGGGGCCATATGAGATCCACTGAGGCTCATAATAAGTTATGCACTTGTTATGACTCAGGGGGATGTGCTCAACCAAATACAGCACGCTACCCCACCACCAATGAACAAGGCGATGATCACCTTGCGGTGACCAGACGCGATGTCTATAGGTGGTTCCTCCAGCGATGATTTCCGTCATGATTCCCTCGGCGTCAAAAGAAATGACACTGTCAGGATTCAGAGCGGCGGGATCAGCGGGGAAGGTGGAGTAGCTTATCAGAGGGGTCCCATCAAGGAGCTTGTTCAGATCAACGTAGTATTCCACGTCGAAGAGAACTCGCACGTCGGTGGGGCGCAGCAAGTCCAGGCGAGGAGTCTGGACTACGTCCTTCGGGTGGTAGTACAAGCGGTGACAGTGTTCCCCCGACCTACTCTCCTCCGCGGACGGGGAGAGATGGTAGGCGGTTCTGCCGTTGCGGTACAACCACACTCGGATTGCTGCCCTGGCACTTTTCCG